AAATAACTATGAAAACTATAATATTGTTAATAACTGATTTTGTAATATCTTCTATATTGATACTGATATATAGAAAAATAAGTTAAATTTTGCACTATTGAGTGCAGATTGGTTAACATACATAGCTAAATATCACAACGAATACTTGAAAATTGTTAGGAGTTGGGGAGAGAGTGACTATGCAGAGGACATAGTGCAGGAAATGTATCTACGAATCAACCGATATACATCAGAAGATAAGATAGTCAATAACGGAGAAGTGAATAAGGCTTACGTTTGGTTTGTGCTACGAAATATCTACAATGACCTAAAGAAGCACGGAAACAGAATTGACATCGCAAGGTTATCTGATAAGTTCGATGTAGAAGATGAAGAATTAGATGAAGCAAAACACGGATTCGAAATATTCAGTCAAAGATTAAACGATGAGATAGATTCGTGGCACTGGTATGATGCAATGCTATTCAAAGTCTATAAAGATTCAGATATAACGATGAGAGAACTTGCAGACAAGACTAAGATAAGTTTATCATCCATATACAACACATTAAAGAACTGCAAAGAGAGAGTACAAGAGAATTGCAGTGAACACTACGAAGATTTCCTAAATGAAGATTACGAGAGAATTTAAATTTCGCATTGGTCAAATAGTCTATCTTAAGACAGACTTTGAGCAGTTAGAAAGAATTGTTATCGGATATATGATACTTTATGGATTCCATCAATATATCTTGATGCAAGGATTAGAACAAAGTAATCATTTTGATTTTGAAATAGCAGAACATAAAAACATTTTATTTACATTAAACTGATGAAAGTATTAAACATAGAGGAATATTACGAGCAGGGAGAATTGACAACTATTTTCACAGTACTCCATAAAGGAAAGACTGAATACATAAGGCTACAAAAACACGAAGCCAAAAACATAAAGAACGAAAAAGAGTTAATTAAATATATAAGCAATGAAACAAGTCGATAAGTTTCTTAAAGAGCAGTTAGAAGACATAACTGCCAAGATTGAAGTAATAGGAAAGCAAGATAGATTCAATACAGTGGACTATCATTTCCTAATCGGATTATTAATGGGTATTAATTATTTATTAGAGCAAAATGGCAAGGGGAAAAAAACCAAGTAAAGGCTTAGGAGATACAGTAGAGAAAGTACTTGAAGCAACAGGTATTGCACAAGCAGTAAAGTTTATTGCCGGAGACGATTGTGGATGTGAGCAACGTAAACAGAAACTTAATGAGTGGTTTCCGTACAAGAAGCCACAATGCTTAAACGAAGATGAGTATAACTATCTGACAGAGTATTTTGCAGAAACACGGAACGAAATAAATGTAAGCACACAACAAATGCTCTTGAAGATATACAATAGAGTATTCAATACAAACAAAAGACCTACTTCCTGCTCAAGTTGTTTCAGAGAGGTACATTCAGAGTTAGCAAAAGTATACAATACATACAAAGAAGAAAATAATGGCTAAAGTAGGAAGACCACGCAATCTCGAATCACCAGAACAACTATACGAACTATTCAAAAAGTATAGAGAGGATGTAAAGAGTAATCCAAGAATAAAATCAGTATTCGGAGGTAAGGAATTTGAGGAAAGAGCAGAACCACTTGAAAGACCTTTAACAATGGAAGGATTCAGAGTTTATTGCTTCGATAAAGTAGGATGTGTAAAACAATACTTTGATAATCCTGATAAAAGATTTAATGAATTTGTGACTATCTGTACGCATATAAAGGAAATTGTACGACAAGACCAAATAGAAGGTGGTATGGTAGGTCAGTATAATCCGAGCATCACACAACGTTTAAATGGCTTAAAAGAGCAAGTAGAGCAAACAAATATCGAGCAACCACTATTTAGTTTAGATGATAATAACATCGGCAATACGCAAGATAAATAGTTTAAAGAAACGCATCAAGATAGTACAGGGAGGAACAAGTGCAGGTAAGACCTACGGAATACTCCCTATTCTAATTACAAAGGCTGCAACGTATCCAAACACGGAAATAAGTATCGTAGCAGAAAGTATACCACATTTGCGAAGAGGTGCGATGAAGGACTGCATTAAGATAATGCAACAGACAGGTAGATACTTTGATGAACGATTTAATCGAAGTCTTCTAAGGTACGAGTTTTGGAATGGCAGTTACATAGAGTTTTTCTCTGCTGATGACTCAAGTAAACTACGAGGTGCAAGGCGTGACATCTTATACATCAATGAGTGTAACAATGTAACATTTGAAAGTTACAATGAGTTAGCAATCCGTACAAAGAAGGAAATTTATTTAGACTTCAATCCTGCGAATGAGTTTTGGGTGCATAATGAGTTAAAAGATACGGAAGATACAGACTTTCTTATATTGACTTATTTAGACAATGAAGCACTTGATGAAAGTATCGTTAAGGAGATTGAGAAAAACAGGGAAAAGGCAAAGACATCTTCATACTGGGAGAATTGGTGGAATGTATATGGACTTGGTCAAATAGGAAGTTTACAAGGTGTAGTGTTTAATAATTGGAAAACAATAGACACAATTCCAAGTGAAGCAAAGTTATTAGGCATCGGAGTCGATTTTGGTTACACTAATGACCCTACAACGATAATCGAAGTTTACAATTATAACGGACAACGTATAGTTAATGAATTAGTTTATCAACAAGGCTTAGTGAATAGTGACATCGCAAAACACCTTCCTAATAACGTTCCTATTTACGCAGATAGTTCAGAGCCTAAATCAATCGAAGAAATACGAAGATTCGGAAAGTTAATTTCAGGAGTTACAAAAGGACAGGATAGTATCAACTTCGGTATTCAAATTATGCAATCACAAGAATATTTAGTAACATCAAACAGTACTAATTTAATTAAAGAGTTACGAAGTTACTGCTGGGCAACTGACAAAACAGGAATTAAACTAAACAAACCTATTGACAACTTTAATCACGCCATAGATGCTTTGAGGTATCATGAAATGGAAACTTTAGGCTTAAAGAATAACAGAGATAAATATCACATATGGTAGAGCATATATCAATTGAGCATTATAGTGCAATTATTCAAGATTACATTTTTGATAATACGGGTAAGCGAGTAAAGATAGTATTCGATAATCCTTTTGTTATGCATAGGCATTTTCAACTATTATGCAAGGCATTTGATTACATACAACAGAAACACGGAAATTAAGTTATATAAATATATGAACGTAGATATACAGATACCAACTTCATTAGATGAGATTACACTTGGTCAATATCAGGAATACTTAAAAGTTGTTGACCAAAATAAGGATGAGGAATTTATCGCACAAAAGATGATTTCTATATTCTGTAACATCAAGATGAGTTACGTTCAAATGATTAAATACTCAGATGCTGTTGCTATAATCGAATCACTTACTAAGATGTTTGAGAATAAACCTAAGTTAGTGCAGAGATTCAAGTTGTCTGATATGGAGTTTGGATTCATTCCTAATTTGGAAGATATGAGTTTCGGTGAGTACATAGATCTTGAAACAACTATCGGAAATTGGGAAACGATGAACAAGGCAATGGCTGTAATGTATCGACCTGTCATAAAGACGAAGAAAGAACAATACGAGATTGCCAAGTACACAGGAACAGAAGCATTAGAGGAAGCGATGAAGTTTGCCCCTATGAGTGCTGTATTTGGCTCGATGCTTTTTTTTTGGAATTTAAGCAACGACTTATTGATGGCTACGATGGACTATTTAAAGGAGGAAGTAACGGAAATGACTATTCAGCAGAAGCACAATTTGGAAGCAAATGGGGATGGTATAATTCAATCTATACAATCGCTAAAGGAGACCTTACACGATTTGATGCAGTTACCGAGTTACCAGTTAGGCAATGCCTTACATACTTGATGTATGAGAAAGAAAAGAACGATATTGAAATAGCAAGACTAAAGAAATAGATGCAAGGATTCTACAACATATTAGAAAGAATAAAATTACAATTAGAAGATGACCCTAACGTAAACACGGTTACTTATGGCGATATCTTTAAAATTGACTTAAACAAACAAACTATCTTTCCACTTTGTCACTTGATGGTGAATGAAGCAACGATGGAGAATAACATTTGGCGATTTAACGTTTCTGTTATTGCTATGGATATTCTCGATGAGAGCAAAGATAATATTACAGATTGGTTTGTAGGAAACACGAATGAACAGGACATTCTTAATACACAACTTGCAGTATTAAATAGACTTTTTCAAGTATTAAAAACAGGAAGTTTATCTAAAGACTTGTATCAATTAGATGGTAATCCTACTTGCGAAAACTTTACAGAACGATTTGAAAATAGTTTAGCAGGATGGACAGGTACATTTAATGTTCTTATTCCTAACACAATGACTTCTTGTGATGGATTAGTTCCTATACCTGATGATTGTTTGGCTTCACACTTTGTTATCAAAAACACGGATAATACAATAATTGAGCAAGGTTATATTGATAGTGGAGCAGAGGAAATAATCATACTACCTGATACAACATTTAACATATACGTTGATGAAGTACTACAGGAATCAATAGAAGTAGCAACTTTAAGCAACGAAACAATTAACATCGTATGGCAATAGATATTAACATAAATTCACAAATACTAACGTATGCTGATTTAGCATCTTTTCCTGCAACGGGTAGTGTAAAAACTATCTACATAGCAGAGGATTCTGATTTTAGTTATTATTGGGATGGTACGGGGTATGTACAACTATCGGGAGGTGGTGGTGGAAACCAAGACTTACAAAGTGTAACAGATAACGGAGCAACTACCACCAATTCATTAACAATAGATAGTGCAAATGCTTACTCTTTAATTGCACCAACTGAAATAGGTACGGAAGATAAAAATTCAGGGACTTATGCTTATTTAGGTTCAACAGGTGTTTTAGGACTTAAATCAGGAGGTTATGATAGTACACTTGATAATTTAGAAGTAAATATAAATGGAATAAATCTACAAATTCCTGACAAAGCATCTGCTGGAAATTATATTATTCAAACAACAGAGGAAAAAGGAAACGCAAATGGTTACGCTTCTTTAGATTCTGGAGGTAAGATTCCTGCATCTCAGTTACCTAATTCAGTAATGGAGTTTAAAGGTGCTTGGGATGCCTCAACAAATACACCAACTTTAGCGAATGGAACAGGCAATGCAGGAGATGTATATCGATGTTCAGTAGCAGGTAGTGTAAACTTTGGAGCAGGTGCTATAAGTTTTGGAGTTGGTGATTGGGTGATGTACAATGGTAGCATTTGGCAACATTCTCCAGCTACGGATGCAGTAACTTCAGTAAATGGATTAACGGGAGCAGTTACTTTAACTATTCCTGCTGCACAGATTCAATCAGATTGGACACAAGCCAACACAAGTGCTTTAGACTACATAAAAAATAAACCTTCGCAATTAACTGCATTAGGTTATTACGCACAATATCAAGATGACCAAACACAGACTGTTGCTACAATAAACACAGGTTATCCAATGAAGTTCCGACAAATGGACTTATCAAACGAGGTAACAGTAGTAAGTGATTCAAGAATAACGTTTGCAAATGGTGGTGTTTATAACTTACAATTCAGTAGTCAGTTTCAAAATACTGATACACAATTAAACGATGTAACTATTTGGTTAAGGAAGAACGGAACAGATGTAGCAGGTTCATCAGGATATTGTTCGATACCAAATAAACACGGAGGAGTAAATGGTCATTCAATTGTTTCTTGGAATTACTTACTTGAATTAAATTCGGGAGATTATTACGAGATTGTATGGAGTGCGTCAAGTACACAAGTCACAATGGAGTACTACGCAGCAGGAAATCCTCCTCCATCAACTGCAAGTGCAATTTTTACTGTTACACAACAAGCAGGGGTAATGGCTGAAACACAATTAGACAGATTACACTCATTTGCTTCTCCTTATGACTATAATGGTCACGCATCACAAGGAAGTTCAGAGAGTGCAGCAGTATGGACAATTACAAGATTAACATTAGCAAGTGATGGAACAACTACTAAGGGAGTTGCTACAGGTGCTTGGACAAATAGAGCAAGTTTAACATATATTTAAAAAATGGCAAGTTATTTATATTCAGGAACAACAGGAGGAAATTGGAGTACATCAGCCAATTGGACTAATATGTCTACAAACACAACTGGTACAGTTCCAACATCAGCAGATGATGCTTATTTGCATAATAAAACTGTTATAATAGATTCAGGAGTAACGGTAAACGTTAATAAAATTAGTAACAGAGCAACAACAGGTTTTACTGTCAATGCAAATGCAGGAGGTACAGCACAAATAACAATTACAAATACTTACTCACCAACAGTAACAGTGGGTGCAGGTGGGATTGAATCAAGCCAGTTAACAACGGCAGGTAATACAATAACAATTTTAGGTTCACCAACATCACAGCCATCAGTAATGCAAATATTATGTACAGGAGATATTACAGGTGGCTTTTCATCTGCTGCAACATCTCACGGTATATACATAAACTGCACTAACTCAAAAATATATATAACTGCCGATGAAATTTTGAGTGGTATTACTGCAAATACTGCTTATGCAATACATATTCCATCTGCAGCAACAGGAAACACTATTTATGTAAATTGTACTAAAATTACAGGTGGTACGGCAGCAGCAATAAACAACAATACAACATCAGGAATAGTAATATATAAAGCAACAACAATTGAGGGTGGTAACAGTATTGCAGGTATTCAGCAACAAAATGAAAACAATGCATCAAGTCAATATGTAGGTTATACTTGGAATTTTACTACAGCAACACCTACAGCATCAGCAATAACCGATATTACTGCAAGTACAACATCCCCAGCAATTCAATCTTATACAGGTACAGCACCATATATAAACAAAACACAGTTTATAATTAACGCAACGAATATTAATGGTAATTCAAACGGAATGGATGCCTTAATGTTATTTAAAGCATTGTTATCTGTTACTAATATTTATTATTACGATACACCTACTACTTTTAAAAATTACAGAGACCAAACACCATCGGCAACAACAGTAACCGAAGCAAGTATTTGGGCATACGCAACAAGGGAGTTAACATCTGCAAAAAACATAACAACAGATGACACAGAGATAAATTCAACAGCCATAAAAACTGCAACAGATAGAATACCAACAAATCCTGCAAGTGTTCAAAGTACAGGTGACCAAATCGCAACAATTAACTAATGTTAGAGCATCTAAAAGACGAATTAAATACGTTTAGAAAGCGAGTTATACAACAAGCGAAGTCTAACCTTACCAAAACAGGAAAGAACGCATCAAAACGCTTGTATAATAGTTTAGATTCAGACTTAAAAGGTAGTCCTAATTCTTTTCAGTTGGACTTTACTATGGCTGACTATGGAGAGTTCGTTGATAAAGGTGTAAGTGGTGTAGAAAAAAAATACAATACGCCATATAAATATACTTCAAAGATGCCACCTGCTAGAAAGTTAGATAAATGGATTGTAAGACGAGGACTTGCACCAAGAGATAAGAGTGGTAAATTAATGAGTAGAAAATCACTTCAATTTGCAATAGCAAAAAGTATCTATAAGAAAGGATTTAAACCAAGTCTATTCTTTACTAAGCCTTTTGAAAACGAGTATAAAAAACTATCAAACGATTTGATTGAAGCCTACGGATTAGATATGAGTGAATTCCTACAATATACACTAACAAATTATAAGAAATGAGTAAACCTATCATATTAGCGAGAAGTCCTTTTTTAGTAGAAGTAGATGAAACAACATCCGATGGAAGTAAAATAGAAATATTTATTTGGAATGGTACTGGCTCTGCACCTGTTTCGCCTAATTATGTGTTGAGTAAGTTTGTGGCATCTCCTACTAACTTCTTAATGAGATACGACATAAGTAATTACATCCGTGAGTACATAAAGAATGAACATCCGTACACAGATGACACAGATTTCCATTGGTGTAATGTAAAAGTAAAGAGATACAATTTAGTTACAGGAACATATACACTA